GATGGACGCATACACCGTTACCACATCGACTTCACTATAAATATGAAGGCATCAGATGGTACCACGAAAACATTGTTGATAGAAATCAAACCATTCGCACAGACACAAGAACCAAAGAAGAGAAGTAGGAAGACTAGAAAATATCTGAATGAAGTAATGACATACGTTAAAAATCAATCGAAATGGCGCGAAGCAGAGGCATTTGCTAAGAAAAACAATGCAGAATTCAAGGTTTTGACAGAGAAAGATTTGAAAAGTATCATAAATAAATGATAACCAAGGAATAATTTATGCCAGAATCAGAAGTAGTTGACAGTTTAAAGAGATTGAAGCGTTCGCCGTCAAGGGCCGCTCAAGTTCGTTCGGGCAAATGGTTGAAAGATAAGATTAATAAGTCTAAAGGCAAACGCATAGGTAAATCTTCACGACCAACTATTGGCAAGATGTACTTGATGGGTTATAACCCAAAACATAGTGATACGTTACCATACTATGACGCATTACCTCTAATTATTCCAATCGGAATGTATTCTGATGGATTCCTTGCGCTGAATCTACACTATCTTCCAGCGAAGCCTCGTATCAATCTGTTACTGGCACTGATGCAGACAATGACAGGCAAAGGAGAGAACGCACGTATCAAGGCAAGTTACGAAATGCTTAATGCTGCGGCAAAGTATAAAGAGTTTACACCAACAGTACATCGTTACCTGTGGTCACAAATATCTAGTCCACCACTGATTATCGAACCTGATGATTGGGAATATGTGGCATTGTTACCACTAGCGAAGTTTAAGAAGAAATCACGAGCGGCCATATACCGCGACTCAATGGGAATGATCTAACATGGGCATCGATATAGCAACACTAAAGACAGTTGTTGGAGAATACGCTAAACCTAACAAATATATGGTTCAAGTATTTCCTCCTACTAAGTTAGGAATGAAGGATGCTGGCAAAGTATCTGACATCACAAAGAACTTCACAGACCTGTTTGGCAATAAAACAAATGAAGGCAACTATGGAGAACTTAGGTCTGTAGGACTTAACTGTTCACATGCAACGTTTCCTGGTATATCTTTTAGTACACATGATGTTGCTCAGTCTGGTGGCGTAATGTTCAAGATGCCTTATGAGAAAATATATGAACCAATCACACTGACATTCTATAATGATATTGATTTTAATTCATACAGAATGTTCGTAGATTGGATTGGACTATTAAAGAGTAGTGAACACAACAATGGAAACCATATGAGTTTCTATAAAGAGTATATCGGCAATATACACATCTATCAGTTTGATGCAATGCAATTCACATCACACGTTGTAACATTCGAACAACTTTATCCAGTATCCGTTTCTGAGATTGAAATTGGTTATGATATAAAGGACCAGATTGAGACATTCACTGTAACATTTACATATAGGTCTTGGAAGTACGAACCAATCAAACGTTCTGCCGCGGATATTGCTGCGACACTGAAAGGATTGACAAATAAAAACATCACCACCGGCGGAGACTTATTGAAAGCAGTTGCCACAGCTTCTGTTCCTGGTGGAGAATCCACATTGAAAGCTCTTGATAAGTTGAATGATAGATTTTTCTAGTGATAAATAAAATAACTAATAATGATACATTATGTATAGGAGTATGAAATGGGATTACCAGTAATAGACGCACCAGTATATAAACTAACTCTACCTTCGAGTAGAAAGGATATAGATTATAGACCATTCCTTGTTAAAGAGGAAAAGGTACTTCTAATGGCCATGTCTTCTGATGATGAGAAAGAAAAGATTACCGCGATAATGCAGGTCATCAATAATTGTACATTCGACAAGTTTGAAATCGAAGAGATGCCAATTATTGATATTGAGTATATCTTCCTACATCTTCGTATGAAGTCTAAAGGAGATATCGCTGAGTTCTCATTCCGTTGCCAGAACATCATCGAAGACAAAGATGATCCAGAGAAGAAAGATAAGTGTGACCATATAAATGATATGGGAATTGACCTTAATAAGGTTGAAGTTATTAACAAAGATGTTGATCCTGTTATTAAATTAACAGATTCGATTGGTGTTGAGATGAGGTTGCCTAATTATGAACTAGCGGAAAAACTGAATGGTATCTCTGACACTGATATTGATGGTATGTTTGGCATCATCGTAGATACAATCAAATACACATATGATGGTGACGATGTTACCGATATGTCAACAGTTGACAGGAAAGACGCTATTGCCTGGATTGAGACATTAACAAAAGAACAGTTTGAGAAGATTCAAAACTATTACGCGAATTTGCCTAAACTTAGTATGAGTGTTCAATTTGTTTGTGAATCGTGCGGTTATAAAGACGATATTCTTATCGAGGGACTAGAAAGTTTTTTAGTGTAATCCTCAGAGATGGGGACCTTTCGGATTATTACATATTAAATTTTGAGTTGGTTCATGAAGGATATGGTTTCACATTAACAGAATTGGAGAATATGTTACCTTTTGAAAGAGAGGTATATTCTAGTATGGTTATAGCAAGACTAAAAAAGAAATCGGAAGAGAGAAAGTAAATGGCTATTGAAAACACAAGAGAAGCAGTATCGGATGTAACGCCTGAATCTGTAAGGCGCGCCCTAGGCGCCCTCAAAGAAGGTATGGGTTCGGTAGTACAAGTGGTGAAAAGAACCTCGTCCGAAGCTGGTCAAGGTGGCGAGAACATCAAGAAAGGGCTCGCCTCAGCAGGAGATATGATGAGTCAAACCATCATGGCCGAACTCAGTGATTCTCCATTGATGATGGCTGGACTAGACATCGGCAAAGGTATTACAAAAGACATTGGTAAAGGTTTCGGTTCATTGTTTTCTAAATCCGAAGACAAGAAGGAAGAAGGTGATGATAAAACAGAAACATCGGCCGATGAAAGAGTAGAGAAACAAACCAAAGCGATTGTGAAGAGTAATCCTAAAGAAGGCATATTCTCTTCGATGAACAATAAACTGGGTATGATATATGAATCTCTTACAGGTCAAAAACTTGAAGAAAAGAAGTCCAGCACGGCATTACATGATGCTCTAACTGGAGGAATCATAGTCAAAGCTCCTGGATTAGAAAAGGCGGTCGGAGAACTGGCGCCCTCAACAGAGGAAAAAAGAGAAGCGAGCAGAGAAGACGACCTATCCCCCAAAAAAGAAACAAAGAAGACAAAGAAGGTCGGATTCTTTGGTAAAATCTTTGATAAGATTAAAATCGCTGCAATGGGAATATTCAGCATTATTACTAAAAGTCTCTTGGGCATAGGTAAATTCTTGTTGAAGAGGGTCGCTCCGTGGGCGATTGCTGCGACACTAGCATATGCCATTTTCTCTTCATTTGATAACATCGCTGACGGTATGAAGAAGATGTGGGCCGGTTCAGAGGGAGATAATATAGTATTAAGAATCGGCGGCGCTATAGCAGGAGGCCTCGCTGGTCTCGGTGAAGGAATTCTTGATGCTTTCGGAATTGACCCAAAAATACTATCAGACTTTGGCAGACTGGCGGGTTCAGCGGTGTTTGATTTCTTCACTTCTGTTGGAGTATGGTTTGATGAAGCCATGGTAGATGTTGGTGTAGTATTTGCAAACTTAATACCATCCATTGGAAAAGGATTAACAGATATCCTTAGTTGGGTTGGAGATAAATTCTCTTCAATAGGCGATGACATAATGGGATATATTAACCAGGCAATACCTTGGGTTAGTAATATAGCTGGTTTTATTGGAGATAAGTTAACCAAATCAATAATGTCTATTGTTGGATTAGTAACAAATGTTCTAACAAACATATCAACATTTATATCCTCAGCGATGGATAACGTTCTTGCTAGTATTTCTACAATGGTGATTAATCCAATTACTGATGCAACTGTGGGTGATTACTTTGATTTCTTTGGTGACGCTGCAAAACGTGTAGAACAGGCCAACCTTGACAAACAAGTTGCTGCTTCTTCTAAACCTTCTACAGCTGCTGGAGTTTATTCGGCACAACAAGGTCTAAATGAAAAACAAACCCAAAAAATCCAACAAACAACAATATCAGCGCCGACTGTTACCACTACAAAGAACACAACTATTAAAACTCAAGTTCCTTCTGCAACATCACCAGAACAGTCACACATTGGCAACCAGATGTTACAGGCTGCCGGCGCATAAAAAAAGGGACCCGAAGGTCCCTTTAATAACAACACTACAGGTATTGTTTAACTTTCTGCTAGACTCGCAAAGTAAGATAGTGCGTCATCATCGTCATCATTACTTGATGCTTCGACAACTGGCGTCTCCTTAGGTTCGTCTGCTTTATCTTTCTTGCCACCAAAGACTGGCTTCTCAGCAATCTTATCTACTGGTGCTGGTTCGTCAAGAGACTCATCAACACTAGGTTTAGCGGCAGTTGTGTTACCTTCAACACGGTTAAAGTTCTTTTGTAGGTCATCCATTTCCTTGAACTTATCTGCCGCAATCAGGTCAGAAAGGGTGTATTCTTGTTTGTACACTTTCTCCATTTCTTTGTCAGTAGGCAACAGTTGTGATGGGTCTTCAAAAGAAGACGAATCATAGTTGGTTTGACGGTCGACCTTACGAATCTTCAACTTGAAGTTAGCACCATCCCAAAAATCGAATGGTTGAATTGCTGTTTCGTCTTTGAACTCTGGAGCAGCTGCTGATTGCAACTTGTCCATAATCTTCTTACCATACTTGAATAAGAAGACCTTTCCTTCGTTCTCAGGTGTCTCAGGGTCGCTTACCACGTAAATGTTAGAGTAGTAGTTCATCTTACGCTTACGATTGCGGATAACGCCGTCCTTAACGTCCTTTGGTGTAGATTCCCAACCACCATGAGATTCTACAATCTCGCGGTTAGCTGCACACACAGGACAGTCATTGTTTAATGTAGTAGGACAGTTCTCAAAGTACCATTTACCGGTGCCACCTTTGAAACCATGCGCGTACATCTGTACAAATGGTAGTTCATCGTTCTCACTTGCTGGAAGGAAACGAATTACTGCATATCCATTACCGACATCATCTGTCTTTGGATACCATACACGTTCATCATCGTAGTTTTTACTGCCGCCTGACGCTTCATTTAGTTTTGATGATAGGTCATCGAAGGACATACGGTTTTTCTTCATGCTTGCAAAAGTCATGTTTTTCTCCTAATTGTTGGCTTGCGGGATTCACCCTAGCGCCTAGTTAATTGTATTGCAGGACTTGCTCCTACAGTGGTATTTATCCTTTCTGGATATAAATTTCCTTCATAATATGCTTGAATTTCTCAACGTCCACATACTTAAAGAAGTAATTATATTTTCTCATCCTTAAAGAAAAATCATTCCAAATATGATTGTGGTCTGATTGGTATATTTTATCAAATCCGGCAGAAAAGTGCAAGACTTTTTCCATAATAACGTATGTTTCAAAATGAACCTTCTTTTCCATCACTAATCTTGCAATGATAGGAAACTTGTGTTCATCTGTCTTGAATAGGTCATTAAAAGAAAGGTCCTTTGATTCCATGAACGCGAGAATGTTTTTGCTATCATCCCTAAAGATATAACTCAAACTCTCCATACGACCTTTCCAACGGTTGTAGGTGGAAACCGATAACTCAAGGTTATCCACCATATCGATGATGTACTTCTCACCTTCAACCATATTCGCAACAAAG